GAAGGTGGGCGTGGGGGCCTGCCTTTCTTTTTTTGTTCGCTCATGCGGGAAGTGATGTCGCTTTTTAAAAACAGGCCCGCTATCCTGAAAAAAGGAAACTTCATTTTCACAAAAGGGGGGCGGGGGCGTTGCCGAAAAGCAAATATGAGACGCACGTGCTTCCAAAACTGGTTTTGGTGGAGGCTTGGGCACGGGATGGGTTGAGCTTGGAGCAGATCGCCCACAACCTGGGAGTGGCGGATTCCACTTTTCGGGACTATAAGACACGGTATCCGGCGCTGTCGGCGGCCCTTGCGCGCGGAAAAGAGGTCGTAGACATCGAGGTAGAAAACGACCTGCTGAAAAAGTGCCACGGCTATAACGCCACGATTACCAAGCACTACAAGGTCAAACGGGTGGAATATGACCCGAAGACCGGCAAGCGGCGGGCCGAGACGGAAGAGCTTGTGGAAGTGCTGGACGAGGTCCACGTTCCGGCGGATACCACCGCCATCATGTTCTGGCTGGCCAACCGGCGGCGGGAAAAGTGGAGCTACAAGCCGGAGGGCGGCGGAGAGAGCGAGGGCACGGGCGTGGTGGAACTGGCCCCCGTGGATGTGGAGCCGGTGGTCCCGCCGGAGGTACGGGAGAACGGGGAGGGCGTGGAAAATGGCGAGTAACGTTCTTTGGTCGCCCCAGCCGAAGCAGATCGCATTTATGCGGCGGGGGGAGTATGAAGGGCTGTACGGCGGGGCGGCGGGGGGCGGCAAGTCCGACGCCCTGGTGGCCGAGGCGCTTCGGCAGGTCAAGATTCCCCATTACAAGGCGCTGATTCTGCGCAAGACCTTTCCCCAGCTCTCCGAGCTCATCGACAAGTCGCTGGCCCTGTACCCCAAGGCGTTCCCAGGGGCCAAGTACAACGCCAGTGCCCACGCCTGGACCTTTCCCAGCGGGGCCAAGATTCGGTTCGGGTCCATGCAGTACGCCAAGGACCGGGTGCAGTATCAGGGCCACGCCTATGACTTCATCGCCTTTGACGAGCTGACGCACTTCACCTGGGATGAGTATTCCTACCTGTTCAGCCGCAACCGGCCCAACGGGCCGGGTACACGGGTGTATATGCGCTCCACCGCCAACCCCGGCGGCATCGGGCACGGGTGGGTCAAGGAACGGTTCATTACCGCCGGGCCGCCCGAGAAAACCATCTGGGAGGGCTTTTCGGTCCGCTTTCCCGATGGGCACACCGAACGGCGGTTTCGGAGCCGGGTATGCGTCCGGGCGTCGCTGTTCGACAACAAAAAGCTGTTGGAGAACGACCCAAATTACATCGACAATCTGTCGCTGATGGCCCCGGCGGAGCGGGACGCCCTGCTCTACGGCAACTGGGACAGCTTCGAGGGGCAGGTCTTTACCGAGTGGAAGAACGACCCCGCCCGATACGTGGACAGGGTGAACACCCACGTGATCGCCCCGTTCAAGGTGCCGGAGAGCTGGGCCGTCTGGAGGGGCTTCGACTGGGGGTATTCAAGGCCCTTCTCCGTGGGATGGTACGCCGTGGACCAAGACCGGCGGCTCTACCGCATCCGGGAGCTGTACGGGTGTACCGGCAAGGCCAACACCGGCGTGAAGTGGGAGCCGGGGCAGGTGGCCCGGCGCATTCGGGAGATCGAGGCCCAGGACCCCAACCTCAAGGGGCGGCGCATCCACGGGGTGGCCGACCCCGCCATTTTCAACGACGGGGGGATGGAGAGCGTGGCCGCCCTCATGGAGCGGGAAGGGGTCTACTGGGACCGGGGGGACCATGAGCGCATCAGCGGCAAGATGCAGGTCCACCACCGGCTGGCCTTCGACGACGGGGGGATTCCCATGCTGTACGTGTTCGAGACGTGCAGGCACTTTATCCGCACCCTGCCCAATCTCGTCTATGACCAAACAGATGTGGAGGACGTGGACACCGATGGGGAGGATCACATTTACGACGAACTGCGTTACGTGTGTATGGCAAACCCCATTGCCCCCAGGACCAGGAAGGCAAAGCCGCTGGTGGTGTATGACCCGCTGGGGGTGGACGAGCCCGAGCTGGGGCGGTATGAGTGGTTCAGGAGGGGGTAGGTTCCCCTCATCCGCCGCCTGCGGGCGGCACCTTCCCCCAGGGGAAGGCTTAGAAGCTGACAGGAGGGTTTACTTTGGGTTTGTTTGAAAAGAAAAATGGGGTCCCAGGCAAGGACGAAGCCCTTGTTGGGGGGAGGAGACCCAGCGGAGTGAGTGAGCTTTCGGGCTTGCCCGGAAGCGAGGGGTACGGAGCTTGGGGCGACGAGGGTCCGGCGTTGCTGATAGACCAGTCCGCCCGCATTGGCACCGAGGAGGTGCGGAAGGCCGCCGCCGTGCTTCGGAAGTACAAGGACGGGAAGGCCAACCTGGAACGGCGGGTGGTGGAGGACGAGCGGTGGTACAAGCTCCGACACTGGGAACTGCTGAGGCGGACGAGCGGCCAACAGAACCCGGAGCCGGAGCCCGCTTCCGCCTGGCTGTTCAATTCCCTGATGAACAAGCACGCCGACGCTATGGACAACTACCCCGAGGCCACCGTCCTGCCCAGGGAGCCGGGGGACAAGGAGAGCGCTTCCGCCATCGGCTCCATCCTGCCGGTGGTGCTGGAGCGCAACGAGTTTGAGGACACTTACTCCAACTGCTGGTGGAAGAAGCTCAAGCACGGGGCGGGGGTGTACGGGGTCTTCTGGAACGCCACGCTGGAAAACGGGCTGGGGGATATCGACATCAAGCCGGTGGACCTCTTAAACCTCTTCTGGGAGCCGGGGATCAACGACATTCAGGACAGCCGGAACGTGTTCCACGTCCATTTGGAGGACAACGACCTGCTGGAGGAGGCTCACCCGGAGCTGAAAGGGAAGCTGGGCGGGGACAGCGTGGACGTGGCCCACTACGTGTACGACGACAGCGTGGACACCTCGGAGAAGTCGGTGGTGGTGGACTGGTATTACAAAGCCCCCGCCGCCAATGGGCGCAAGCTCCTCCAGTACGTCCAGTTCGTGGGAGACACGGTGCTGTTCTCCTCCGAGGATTACCGGGACCCGGAGACGGGGGAGCTCGTTTACCGGGAGCGGGGTTGGTACGATCACGGGGAATACCCCTTCGTATTCGACACCCTGTTCCCCGAGGAGGGAAGCCCGGCGGGGTTTGGGCTCATCGCCATTACCAAGGACCCCCAGCTCTACATCGACAAGTTGTCCGCCGCCGTGCTCCAGTACGCCGATTTGGCCGCCCGGCCCAGGTACTTCATCAGCGAGGACGCCGGGATCAATGAGGAGGAGTTCTTGGACAGCCGGAATCCCATGGTTCACGTGGCCGGGAGCCTGGATGAGCGGAAGATCCAGCCGGTGCAGATGCCCCAGATGGATTCCATTGTCGTGACCATGCTCCAGATGAAGCAGGAAGAGCTGAAGGAGACCTCCGCCAACCGGGACGTGTCCCAGGGATCTACCGGGGGCGGGGTGACGGCGGCTTCCGCCATTTCCGCCTTGCAGGAGGCGGGCAACAAGTCCAGCCGGGACATGATCGCCGCCTCCTTCCGGGCCTATACCCGCATCGACTATCTGTGCATCGAGCTCATGCGGCAGTTCTACGACGAGGCCAGGAGCTTCCGCATCACGGGGAAGGACGGGAACTATGACTTCACCGACTTTTCCAACGCCCAGATACGGGAGGCGGAGGTGGGGGCGGATTCCGTGGGAACGCCCCTGTTCCGGCGGCCCGTCTTTGACGTGAAGGTGAAGGCGGCCAAGCGCTCCCCCTTCTCCCGCATCAGCCAGAACGAGATGGCGAAGGAGCTGTACGGGCTGGGCTTCTTTAACCCGGAGCGGGCCCAGGAGGCGCTTGGGGCCCTTCAGATGATGGAGTTTGAGGGGAAGGACGACGTGATGGAGCAGGTCCAGCAGGGGCAGACCTTGCTCAACCTCTGCCAGCAGATGGGCCAGCAGGTCGACCAGATGGCCGGACTGCTCCAAGAGCTGACCGGCATGGACATGGGGGTGGAAGAGCCTGCCGCCGGGAGGCCGCAGGCGGGCGGATCGCCCGCCGGGGGCGGGGTCAACGCCCGGGCGGCTCAGGCGGAGAAAAGGGCGGTCACCCCCTTCATGGAAAGACTGGCCGCACGGTCCACGCCGGACATGGATACGGGAGGCGGGGTATGACACGGGCCGTATTCAGCCGCCGGGGGGAGCGGTGGCGGGTGGAGATGGACGGTCACGCCGACTATGACCCCGGCCATGACGTGGTATGTGCCGGGTGCTCCGCTATTGTGTACGCCCTGGCAAACTACCTGCGGGGAGTGGGGGCGGAACGCCTGGAGGAGCGGTTGGAGCCGGGAGAGGTACGGCTGGAAGCCGAGGGGGGCGGGGCGGTAGCGGCGGCCTTCCAGATGGCCGCCGTTGGGCTGGAGGAGATCGCACGGCAGTACCCCGAGCATGTCCAGGTGAAAAAAAGCGAAAATTTTTTCTGAAACTTTGAAAAGTGACGTCGCAAGCGCAAAAAGGGCTTGCTATGCTTATGGTGTCCTCCTTCCTGAGACGATGCGTTTCCTCCGGGAAATGCCCGTCTCAGGCGGGGACACAAAAGGAGGAAACTCTATGTTTACTTGTAAAACTCTGGAGGTCCGGCTGGATCTGTTTGACGGCGGGGCGGCGGCCCCGGCCCCGGCTGGCCCCAGTGAGGGCGGTTCCCAGGCGCTTCCCGGTCCCACCCGCCGGGGAAAGACGGGCGGTGAGCCCGCTCCGAAGGTGGTCTATGGAAAACAGGCCGCCCCGGAGGGGGAGGAGAGGGGTCCCGACGCCGGGGACCAGAAACAGACGGAGGGTGAGGCCGCCAAGGAGGCCAAGCCCGCCGAAGAGACCCCGGAGGAGCGGAAAGCCCGGTTCAAGGCACTGGTGGAGGGGGAGTTTAAGGACCTATACACCGAGGAAACCCAGCGCATCATTGACGCCCGGTTCCGGGACGTGAAGACCCTCCAGGAGCAGATGAACGCCCATAAGCCCATTTTGGACCTGCTGGCCCAGCGGTATCACGTGGACGATGGGGACCCGGCCAAGCTGGCGAAGGCCATCGAGGCCGACGACGCCTATTGGACCGCCGCCGCCGAGGAGGCGGGGATGAGCGTGGAGCAGTACAAGGACTTCGCCCGGATGCAGAGGGAGAACGAGAGCTTGAAGGAGGCCCAGCGCCGCCAGCAGAGGGAAGAGGCATCCCGGCGGCAGTTGGATACCTGGATGGCCGACGCCGAGAAGGTGCGGGAGGCTTACCCGGAGTTTGATCTGAACGCCGAGGTGAAGGACCCTCAGTTCTTGAAGCTCCTGCGCTCCGGCATCCCCATGCAAAAGGCGTATGAGGTCCTTCACATGGACCTCATCACCGGGCAGATGGTCCAAAAGACCGCCCAGGAAACCGAGAAGAAGGTCGTGGACGGCATCCGGGCCAAGGGGGCCCGGCCCGTGGAGGGAGGGGTCCCCCAGGGCGGTGTGCTCATGAAAACCGACGTCTCCAAGCTGACCCGGAAGGACAGGGCGGAGATCGCCAGACGAGTTGCCAGGGGAGAGCGGATCGAGTTTTGAGTTCTTCCCGGAGGCAGAGAAGGGAGAAAGTATGAAAGACAACAAGCGTTTTGCGCCGGTCCCGGCTTACCTGCCGGTGAATCTCCGGCTCTTTGACGGCCAGACCAACGTCACCACCGATTCCGGCCTGTCCGACGAGATGAAGACCTATTACTCCGACTATCTCATCGACAGCGCCAAGCCCAAGCTGATCCACGACCAGTTTGGACAGAAGCACCCCATTCCCAAGAACGGGGGCAAGATCATCGAGTTTCGCAAGTATGATCCCCTGCCCAAGGCGCTGAATCCCCTCACGGAGGGCGTGACCCCCCAGGGGAGCAAGCTGTCCGTCAGCGCCATCACCGCCGAAATCCACCAGTACGGCGACTTCGTGGAGCTGTCCGACGTGCTGTTGCTGACGGCCATCGACAATAACCTGGTCCAGGCCACCCAGATTTTGGGCGATCAGGCCGGGGCCACCCTGGACACGGTGGTGCGGGAAGTCCTGAACGGCGGCACCAACGTGCAGTACGCCGAGGGGCAGGTCACCAGTCGGGATCAGCTGGTGGGCGGCGACGCCGATGCCACCAAAAACCATTACCTCAGCGTGAAGGCGTGCAAGCTGGCGGCCCGGTTCCTCAAGACCCAGAACGCCGTCCAGATTGACGGCTCCTGGGTGGGCATCATCCACCCGGACTGTTCCTTCGACCTCACCGAGGACCCGGACTGGAAGTACCCCCACCAGTACCAGGACACCACCGAGCTCTACGAGGGGGAGATCGGCAAGGTGGCGGGCATCCGCTTCGTGGAGACCACCGAGGCCAAGAAGTGGGCCAACGCCGGAAAGGACACCGCCGCCGGGAGCGCCGGGAGCCGGGACGTGTACTCCACCCTCATCCTGGGGGCCAACGCCTACGGCGTGACCGAGGTGGAGGGCGGCGGCCTCCAGCACATCGTCAAACAGTTGGGCTCCGCCGGGACCGCCGACCCCCTGAACCAGAGGGCCACCGCCGGGTGGAAGGCTATTCTCACCGCCGAGCGGCTGGTGGAGCAGTTCATGGTGCGCATCGAGACGGCTTCCACGTTCAGCGACGGCGTGGCGAACTGAGAAGGAGGAGATTTCATGTCTAAGACGGATGAGACGTTGAAAGACCAGGAAAAGGCCCAGGCGGCTGTCGAGAAGGAGGTCGCCAAGAAGGAGCCCACCAAGAAGGAGCCCGCCGCCCCCCGGCCCGGAACGGCGGAGTGGTATGAGGAGAAGATTCCCGTGAAGCTGTTCAAGGACAGCGGCAAATACGCCTCCGACGTGTTTGTGGCCGTCAACGGGAAGGGCTACCGCATCCGGCGGGGCGTGGAGGTCATGGTGCCCCGGTTCGTGGCAAAGGTCCTCCAGGAGAGCATGGACCAGGACACGGCCACCGCCGAGCTGATCGAAGGGCTGTCCGGGGAGTACGCCGACAAGGCGAAGGCCCTTGGCATGAGCTGAACCAACTTCATATCAGCCGCGGGACACAGGTGGAATCCTATGACACGGCCATGGGAGGGCGGGACGCACCAAGCGCCCTTGCCCTCCCTTTTCTTTATTTGAGGGGGTGAGAGATTGGCAGTTCGTGAAATCAATGTCATTGTGGCCGGCGAGTTTGTTCGCAAGGACAGCAAGAACGCCGGAGTGCAGGGGGAGGGGAACGTCACCACCCTGCGGCTGACGCTGGACAAGACCTGGGAGGGGTACGCAAAACGCATCATCTGGCGGGATGCCGCCGGGGAAAACCCGGTGGCAGTGATCCTCTATACGCCGGTAACGAAGGCTGTTGAGGCAGGGGGCACACCTGACCCGCTGACCTTCGAGACGCCCATTCCCTCCGAGCCTATGGCGGTGCCCGGATGGTGCTCTTTTACCCTGGAGGGATACGAGCCGGGGGCAGAGGGGACGCCGGGACGGGTGGCCTACTCCGTCACCGACCGGCTGGAGGTTCGGCCAAACGACGGCTTTTACTCCCCGGCGGAGCCCACCGCCGGACAGGCCCTTCAGCTCCAGGCGGAGATCGAGGGCATCATGCCCCAGGTCACCGAGCTTGTGGGCGGGGCCGTGAGGGATCTTGAGGCCGCCAGGGTGTGGGAGCCGTGGGACGGGGATAAGACCTATGTACGAGAGAATAAGGTCTCCCGGCGTGGAAGCTCCTATCTCTGTGTTGCCCCATGCCAGGGGGTGGACCCGGTTCTGGATGTGGCCGAGAGCGGCGGAGAGCGGGGGAACTTCTGGATCAAGATTGCCGCCAAGGGTGAACAGGGGGACCAGGGAGCGGCGGGCCCGCAGGGGGCCGCTGGACAGCGTGGAATTCAAGGAGAGCAGGGCCCCCAGGGAGAGCTCGGGCCGGAAGGGAAACAGGGACAGCGGGGCTTGCAAGGCCCAGCTGGGGCCCCTGGACCGGCTGGACCCAGAGGCCCGCAGGGAGAGGCAGGGCCCCAGGGCCCACAAGGAGAGCGGGGGATCAATGGGGTAGCGGTCTCCACCGCCGGGATGGTGGCCTTCAACGTGGACGCCGCCGGGCATCTCCTGTGCGCATATACCGGCGAGGAACAGCCGAACTATTACATCAACGGTTCGGGGCACCTCTGCCTGGACATTTGAGGAAAGGAAGTGTGAAGGTTGCCTACGTTTGATTTAGGGCAGGTAGTGGGGCCCAAGGGGGAGCGGGGAGAGATGGGCCCCCAGGGCCCGCAGGGTGAGACCGGGGCCCAGGGCCCCCAGGGGATTCAGGGCGAAAAGGGGGATCAGGGCATCCAAGGCCCCCAGGGTATCCAGGGGCCCAAAGGAGAACAGGGCCCGCCCGGTGCCGACGGCGTGACGCCAAACATTCAGGTTGGGACGGTGGATACGGTGGCCTCCGACCGTCCCGCAACCGTCACCCGGCGGGAGGGTAGCCCGGACGCCGCCCCGGTCTTTGATTTTGAAATTCCGAAGGGTCGTGATCCCACAAACCCCGGAGATATGACAAAGGCGGTGTACGACCCTAGTGGAAAGGCGCAGGACGTATTTGCCTATGCTGACGCCGCCGCCGCCGAAAAGGCTTCTCTGGTGGCCCCTGTAACGGTGACGGTGGATGTGGCTTCGTGGACCGGGAGCGGGCCGTGGGAGCAGACGGTGAGCGTGGCCGAGGTGACGGCGGAGGATGAGCATATCGGGGTGTTCCCGGTGGACACTGCGGACGCCAGCGCCCGGAAACTCTACGAAAAGGCGTATGGGTGCCTGGCCTGCGAGGCGGAGACGGTGGCGGGGGGCGTGAAGCTGACCTGCCGGGACGCCAAGCCGGAGATCTCCTTCCAGGTGAAGATCAAGGGGGTAAGGTAGCATGGGGAAGGCGGATGTGGTGTATAAGGGCATGGGCGGCAACTCTGCGCTTATCAATTTGGGAAAGAAAACCATGACTGGGACAGCAAGAATGGGTGTTTTAGACATGGTGGAAGGGGCGGGGATCACGCCCCGGGTTGGAGACATGGTAGTGGCGATGGAGGATGGCGAACCATTGGGAAACGCCAGCACGTGTCTATCCCAAGATGGCGGCAGTGGGACATGGATTATGCTGGATGGCTCTTCCACCCGCTACCAATTTCCCGTTGTCCATGGGAGGTTTTCCGCCACCGTGGCATTTGACATTTTCTATGTGAGACTGAGAGAGGGGTAATTTACGTGTACATCGAGACAAATGGCCAGCGTTACCGCTGTACAGGTACCCCCACGCTGGAGGGGGACCCCCTGCGGTTCTGTCTGCCGGACGGCGGGCCGGGGGAGCTGGGGGATACGGTTGGGCTCTATACCGACGACGGCTTCCTTCTGCGTGAGATCGACGTGAGCGGGTACGCCCGGCACGAGATGGCGGGGAACACGCTGATTATCACCAGCCAGCCGGTGTCCGTCCCCGGCCCGGAGCCGGAGCCCGCCCCGGCGGAAATGACCCTGGAGGAGGCCACGGCGGAACTGGTGGCCGATCATGAATACCGGCTCAGCCTCGTGGAGCTGGGCCTCAGCGGGGAAGGAGCAAAAAATGGTCAAAGTGCATAATTACCAGAAAATGGGACGGGGGGGGTGGCAAGTAGTAACACTTGCCATCTTGCACAAAAGGGGGTCTTGGCATGGCTAAGATCCCTGTTGCGCCGGGGGCGGCGGAGCATAAAGTCACGTGTGGTTATTACTTCGGAGACCACATCACACAAAGCGCCTATTCCCGTGTTGTTGAGCTTGGGGTACAACCGCAGATGGTCCTCCTGGTTAAGGAACAGTATGGGTACACAATGGCTTATGCGCTTGTTACCCGTGAGGCTCTTCATAAAGAATCGAATGGCGAAACCGTGGAAATTGACGGAGATACCTTGCGGCTGCAAGGTCCTCAGAACGGCTACAGCTGGAATGTCAAAGACTTGCGCTATTTCTACGTGGCCTTCCTGTAAGCGATTCCCCGAGAGGGGGTGGGCGCATGGGTAAGATACCTGTTGACCCCATTTCCGGCGGCGGGGGACTTATGTGGGAAAAGCTCACGGAGGAAAATGTCAGCATGAGCGGCGGAAAAAAGGACGCCAGCGCTGTGCATGTGGCCTATCAGGACATTGCGTATTCTGGAGAGGGATATGACCTCTTATTCATTGATACCACCGTAACCATAAGCGGCGCTGTGGTAAATCCTGGCCAAATTTTGCTTGGTGGTTCCGGCCCGGCTTTAGTAACTAAAAGTGGAGCGGCCACCACTGCGACAAAGCGATTCCTTTTAATTCGGGCTCTGAACGGGTCATTCCATACCAAAGCCACGAGTAGCGGGAACTGCGTAATGGTGTCGGATACGAAAGTAGTCCTGGAGCTCAAAGCCGGAGGGGACGGGACCAATGTTGATGCAAGCGGCATCATCCGAATCTATGGAGCGAAATTTAACGTTTAGGGGGAAAACGGTATGAACAGTACGTACATCATCTACAAGACCCTGATCGGCACCTATCAGCGGTTGGGGCGAGACACGACCGAACTTGCGCTTAAGTTCGATTTGACCTATGCGCTGGGCCGTCTCAGCGACGAGGAGTACACCGAACTGGTGGCGGCGGTGACGCCGGAAGCGGAGGTAGCAAAATGAACAAAAAGCTTGTAATTTACAGAAATTACCGGGGGGGCGCTCTGTAAGCCTTGGGCGTCTTGCACAAGGAGGCGCCGGTAATGGGGGCCGCCAGCGTGGCCAAGCTGGGCGGCGGAGGCTCAGTATTGGCGAAGTGGACCCTAGTAGTAACTTGGCAGAACCAACTTATAGCGGACAGAATTGCGGCGGCTGGGATTGTACCTCAAACCGGGGATCTAATTCTTGCGACAAGAAACGACTTTCAGTCAAACGGCTGTGCGTGCATGAAGGTCTGGTCGACCTGGGAGACCTTGACCGAAGCGGGAATCAGGTCGGACCCAGAACCAATCGTTGCGGTACGAGAAGGTCTCACATACGACATATACTACCTTCGGTTTGCCTGACGTCCCCTGAAGGGGGGTGGGCGCATGGGTAAGTTGCCTGTACATGCCATTTCCGGCGGAGGGGCGATACCTTGGGAGCTGGTTGCGGAGGAAGTATTTTCAAAGACGCTGAAAACAAACGAAAACTGGTCCAGCGCTGGAACTGCGTTTCCCGAGAATATGGCCCGCCGGTATGATCTGCTGAAACTGGAAATGGATTTGGAGCTGACGGCTTTGTGGACGAACGGGTCTGAGTTTACCTCAGCCTATACGCACGGATATTTGGTGGTTGGCGGTAATGCTATTCTGTCGGTAGCAGTGAACGCCGCCTACAACGCCGGGGTGACGAGCCAGCAAATTTGGCGGGGCGTAATATTCATCGCCAGTAGTCATTCAGGCGAGAGCGCCTTTTATCAACTGCCTGGAAATGGCGGGACGGGATATCCCATGAACGGACTGCTTCAGGCCCGATTGCTCACAGGTCAGCTTGGGACAGGGAGCGGAGCTGGGGTGCTCCGTGTTTGGGGGATCAGAACGAATACATAAAGCGGGAGAAGAAAGGAGGAGGGCGGATGCCTACTGTCAACGAAATCATTGAGCGGGTGGACCGGGTGAAGGTCAATCCCTACGACGACGCCGACAAGGCCCGGTGGCTTATGGATCTGGATGGAAAGATCTATCAGGAGGTGACGGCCTCCCCGCTTACGGAGGAGGGAGAGAGCCCCACGCCGCCCCGTGTATGGCCGGAGGAGGGGGACAAGCCGCTGTTGGTAGACCCGCCCTATGACCGGCTGTACGACCTCTACCTCTTCGCTATGATCGATTATCACGACAGGGAGTATGCGGGCTACAACAACGATATGGAGCTGTTCAACGCCGCTATGGGAGAGTTCCGCCGGAAGTGGCGGAGGGATCACAGGCCCTTGAGCGGCGGCGGATGGAAGGGGCGGTTTTAATGGATTTGCCGTATCTGCCCCACTCCGGCTCCAAGCGCCAACAGCAGATTGTGCGGTTCGGCTCGGTGCGCTACGGGCAGGGGGGAAGCCCTGGGGAGCTGAGGGAGAGTGAGGGGCTTTCCTCCGCCCGGTATCCCGCCCTGTCCCAGCGCCCGCCCCGGAAGGCGGAGGAGGGGTATATCGCCCCCACGGCCCTCTATGGAAAGGGAAAACTGCTGGTGGTGGACGGGACCGACCTGCGCTACGACGGGAAGGTGGTGGGGCAGGTGGCCGCCGGGGAGAAGAGCTTTGCCGCCCTCAATACCAAGATCGTGATTTTCCCGGACAAGGTGTATCTGGACACCGAGGCCGAAGAGCTCAAACCCCTGGAGGCCAAGTGCCCGGTATACGGCGGGAATCTGAGCTTCACCACCGACACCCTCACCGTGGCGGCCCAGACCTGGAACGACGAGGAGGGGGAGGCCGGAAGGCTGGAGCTGGGGGCGGGGGAGAGCTTGACGGTGTACACCTCCGCCAGCGTGGACCGCTCTACCGGGGCGGTCACCACCCAGGGCGGGGCCTCCACCGAGATCTCCAAGGTGAAGGCCGGGGACATTCTTCTGGTGGCGGACAAGCCCAAGGAATACCGGGTGGTGACTGGGGTCTCGGCTTCCATTGAGACGGGGAGCGTGGTGTACACGGTGAGCTATATGTCCCACGCCGCCGTCCTCCATACTTACCCCAAACTCAGCGAGATCTTCAAGGTGGGGGACGCCGTGGAGATCAGCGGGTGTTCCGGGGCGCTGGAGGCCAACAATAAGACTTCCATTGTCCGCTCCCTGGAGGAGCGGAGTTTGACCTTCTATGAAAACACCTTCACGGCGGGGACCGAGGCGGGGGAGGCGTTGGTGGCCAGGACGGTGCCCGAGCTGGAGGTCATATGCGAGTGTGACAACCGGCTTTGGGGGGCGGAGGGCTCCACCATCTGGGCCTCCGCCCTGGGGGACCCCACCAACTTCAAGGTCTATGACGGGCTGTCCACCGACGGCTACGCCGTGGCCGTTGGCTCCGACGGGCCCTTTACCGGGTGCGTCGCCTCCGGCTCCAACGTGCTCTTTTTCAAAGAGGATTGCGTACACAAGATCATTGGCACCAACCCTAAAAACTACGAGCTGTACACCTATCAGATTCAGGGGGTGCGCCGGGGGAGCGAGAAGAGCCTTGTCACCATCAACGAAGCCCTCTTTTACCACGGGCGGAATGGGGTGTACATCTATACCGGCGGGACCCCGGAACTGCTGACGGAGAACTTCGGGACCCGGCGGTTCCGGGACGCTGTGGCGGGCACCGATGGGGAGCGGTACTACATCTCCATGGCCGACGAGGCCACGGGGGAATGGGGGCTGTGGGTCTATGACACCCTGCGGGGCATCTGGCTCCGGGAGGACGATACCCACGCCGCCGACTTTGCCGGCCTGGACGGGGCGCTGTATTTCCTGGACGTCGGGGACGGACAGGTTTACAGCACGGGCCGGGGAGGAGAGGAGCGGGTGGCCTGGAGCGCCACCCTTTACCCCTTCGACGAGACCGTTCACAACCGCAAGGGCTATTCCCGGCTGTATCTGCGCTTGGAGCTGGAGCCGGGGGCGTGGCTTAAGGTGGAGGTCAGCGCCGACGGCGGGCCCTTCCGGCAGGTGTACCTTACCCCGGACAGCCGGGCGGGGACTATGACGGTTCCTATCCTGCCCACCCGGTGTGACAGCTTTACCGTGCGGCTGTCGGGCAGGGGGGCGTGCGTGGTGAAGAGCCTGGTGCGGGAGTTCGATACGGGAAGCGAGGTGTGATCGGTGGCCGTTTTCAGTACCCAGCCCCCGCAGGTGGATCAGAAGGACCCGGTGAAGTCCCTGCGGGCGCTGACGAACTATGTCTCCGGGATGCAGGAGGCCATTGACTACGCCATTACGCAGATGAGGAAGGACGCCCAAGAGCTGGCGGCCACGGTGGAAAAGCAGGGGAAGGAAATCACCGTGGCCCAGGGGCGGCTTGGCTCTTTGGCGACCGACCTTTCCTCTCTGCGGGGACAGGTAAACGGGCTGGGAAACAGAGTGTCCGCCCTGGAAAACCGGGTGACCGCACTGGAAAATAGATAGGAGGTTGCGACGAGGTGGCATATACGAAATACGAGGGCGGCGACGAAGAGCTGGATAAGATCCTCTCCGACTACGGGAGCAAGTACCAGGAGGCCCGGGAGGCTGGGGACGTGTCCGGGATGCGTGAGGCCAACGATTCCGCCAACCAGGCCCGAAACAAATATGGCTACGCCGCTGAACACGCCGATGAGGACATCGAGTACATCAAGGGGAAAACGGGTTACTACTCCAAGGGTTCCGGCGGCGGGTCCTCCGGCGGCGGGTCGGGGTTCTCCTATCAGTCCGCCCCCTCCTTTGTGAGCAGGTACCAGGATCAGATCGACGCCCTCACCAAGCGGATCTTGGGGCGGGAGGCTTTCGACTACGACCCGGAGAATGACCCCACCTATCAGCAGTACAAGAAGACCTACACCAGAGAGGGCCAGAGGGCGATGCAGGACACCCTTGGGGAGGTGGCCGCCCGAACCGGGGGGCTTGCCTCCTCCTACGCCGCCTCCGCCGCTGGACAGGCCAACGACTACTATATGGGGAAGCTGGCCGACAAGGTGCCGGAGCTCCGACAGCTTGCCTATGAGATGTACCAGAGCGAGGGGGACACCCTGCGCTCCAACCTGGAGATGCTTCTGGGCCTGGATGGGACCGATTATGGGCGGTATGCCGACCTGCTGGGGCAGTTCAACACGGACAGGAGCTTTGCCTACGGGGCGGGCCGGGATCAGTTGGCCGATGAGAGGTACAATTCCGAAACGGCCTACCAGCATGGGCGTGATGAAGTCAACGACCAACGCTATAACCAAGAATACGCAGATAACCGAGGGGACGCACAGTATAACAAGGATGCTGACCGGGCGGCTTGGCTGGCCGCCGCCGGGGATTATTCCGGGTTTGCCGCCTTGTGGAATCTGACGCCGGAGCAGACCCAGAATCTTGTGGATGAGTACGCCAAAAGTAAGAAGATGGATGAGGATGCCGCCGCCCGTGAGCTGGCCGATTGGTACGCCCAGTATGGGGATTTTTCCAAATTGAAGGAGCAGGGTGTGAACACAGGCTATTTGTCCAAGGTCCAGGGGGCGGAATTGGCCGGCCTGTACAACAAGGGAAAAGGCGGGACTTCCAAGACCTCGGGAGAGCCGGATTACGACGGCCTGTTTGCCGCCGCAAGGGCCAGCGGACACCCGCAGAGCTTCATTGCCAACAATTATAAAAAGTACGGATTTTCCAGTTCCACGGGGCTTTATGGAGAGTATCAGGGCGACTACGAATACGATCCCGGCAAGGTATCCGCAGTGGCCAAGGGGCTTTATACCGACTTGCAGAAATACTATGCGTCCAGGGAAGATCAGCTGGAGAAGATCAACCGGGAATATCAGGGCGGCGGTATTTCTGAGGATGATTACAAGTGGCTGTTGGATAAGTTCGGCCTGCTGTGAGGAGGATATAAATGAGCATCGAAAGCATCCAGGAGAGGGCACGGCGCAGGGCGCAGGAATTTGACAGCGCCGTAAAGGGCGGCGGCGCAGCCGTTCCTTCCGGGGCTGTTGACTTGTCGGTGGCTGGACGGAGGACACTGTATGACCGGGCGCTGGCGAAAGCCCGAAAGGCGGATGCCGATATGGGGGCGACGGCGCTTGGAACAACCTCGTTGAATCATCGGTCGGGGTCCAGCCGGGGGACGGGAGCGGCGGCGTCCTTGCCTGCCCCACAAAAGGCCGTTGGAGAGGCTTGGAATGTGCGCCGCACGACCAGAGAGACGGATACGGGAAAGACCAAGACACCGGTTCTCGGGAAAACAATCCCGGCCAGGGACTTCCAGCGGTCACAGCGGGAGGACACGCCCCCTGCTGCGGAAAAAGTGAAAGTGCCTGACGGTGGGAAAACCGTGCGGAAAGAGAGCGAAAAGCCGGAGCGGAAAGCCGCCCGAATTGTGGAGACCTCTGGGCAGAGAACCAACCGGCTCAAGCTGGAAGCGCAGAACAAGCGGGAGGCCGCCGTGCAGATGGGCGGGGAATCCGCCGCCGCCCGGTCCCTCACCCAGGAGGCCGACGAGCTGGCCGAAGAGGCTGGAAAAAAGACCAACCTCCGGGGGGCGATGGAGAACAAGAGCTATCATGCCCGGCGGCTTGCGGACCGGGATTTTTATGAGACGATGGCCCGGCGGGAGAACTTTCAGCCCAGCGTGGAGGCGGGAGAGCGGGCCGATTTTACCGGGGAGACCCTTCTTCCCACGGCGGAGGGGAAGGCCAAGAGGGCGGCACTGGCCCTGCGGAATGGGGACTTCTCCCAGTCTCCCGGCCTCGCCTATTTGACCCCGGACGAGAGAGACACCTTTTTCAGCTACATAGGGCGGCAGGATTATGAACGGGCCTGGGACTACCTGGAGATCGTATCCTGGGAGGCCAACGCCAGGGAGAAGGGGGTCCGGGCCGGAGAGGAACAGGCCCTTGCCCAGGAGCACCCCTGGGCCGCCGCCGTGGGTAACGCCGTCAACTCTTATCTCCAGCCCGCCGCCTTCGCCGCAAACCTGGGACAGGCGGGGAAAAACCTTGTCACCGGGGAATATGAGCCCACCGATCCCAACTCCCAGTGGTTCAGCGGGGCCCACGGGGTCCAGAACACCGCCGCCGGGGTCCACGCCGCCGCCGTGGAGTGGGGCGAGGCCCACCTGGGAGAGGGGGGCGGAGAAGCCGCCGGGTTCCTGGCCGACACGGGCCTTTCCATCCTCCAGAACTTGGCCCAGATGCCCTTCGGGGAACCGGCGGCCCTCATCCTCATGTCGGCCAGCGCCGCCGGGGGACAGACCCTTTCCGACCTTCAGGCCGGGGCCACGCCGGGACAGGCGGCCCTCTCCTCCACGCTGGTGGGGGCCACGGAGTACGTGACGGAAAAACTGCCCATCGACAATATCTTCCGGTTGGCCCGCACGGCTCCCGCCAACCTCCGGCAATTCGTGGTGGAGCTGGTGAAACAGATGGGCTCCGAGGCCCTGGGGGAAATGTCGGCGGAGGTCATCGAGAACGCCGTCAACTACTGCATCTATGACGGAACCGGCATCTCCGACTTTGAACAGCTGGTCGGCCAGCTCATGGCCGAAGGGATGAGCGAAGAGGAGGCCAAGAAGGCGGCCTTCTACCAAATCGGCGTGGTAAACGTGGGTCTTGCCGGGCTGGGCGGGGCTATTTCCGGCGGCGTGTTCGGCACAGGGGCCCAGGCCATCGGCTACGTGGGCGGGCGCATGGAGCAAGCGAGGAGCAACGAAACCCTGCGCTCCGCCGTTGAGCAGTTGGCCCAGGACGGCAGGGTGAGCAATACCGTGGCCGAGCGTGTCTTGACCGATACCGCCGCCGTGGAGACCTTGACCAGGGAGGCCGGTCTGGCGCTGGAGGACACCATGAGCCAGAGCCAGCGGCGGAAAGCCGTCAAGGAGGCCGTGGAGACCTTTGCAAGGCCCGGCACGGACACAACGGCCCCCGCCCAGGGCGAGGGGACGGCCAGCACGGAGAAGGGCACGGCGGGGCTTGCGGCGAAGAGCGCCGTGACCCGCTCCCAAGTGCTCGGCGGGGTGGCGCTGGGGGAGAGCGGCAAGAAGGCGTATCAGGCGGCCCTGCTTCCAGACGGGGACGTGACCCGTTATACCGGCGGCTTCTTCCACTACTACAACGCCGGAATGGACGGGAAGCCCATGGGACAGGTGCGCTCCGAGTTCTCGGGCGACCTTACCAGTGCCCAGAAGTTCGCCGCCTGGACCGCCGGACAGAATGACGCCAAGGTGAGCTTGGAGCGGGGGAAGGGCGGTGCGGGGCTGGTGACGGTGTACAACCAGGAAGCCGGGCTGATCCAGAACGAGTACAGCGCCCAGCTTCCCGCCCGGCAGGCCCAGGAATTGCACGAGCTCTCCCGTGCCCTGGGGGCAAAGGTCGTCATCGACGCCACGGCGGGCACGGCCCAGGGGCGGAGCGACGCCGACGGCTACCTGCGGGACGGAGTGGTCCATTTGGCGGCGGACGCCGATGTGACGGTTGTAATTCGGCACGAGCTGACCCACCGAATCCAGGAGCTTGCCCCGGAGGCTTATAAGAGTTTCCGGGATTATGCTCTGCGCTTTTATGGGGAGAACGCCGTCCAGGAGATGTTCAGCCGCTACTACGAAGCCAGCGACGGGAGGCTCCAGCTTTCCAACGAGGAGGTCATGGACGAGATCGCCGCAGGCTTTTCCGGGAAACTGCTCACCGATGAGGGGAGCGTCAAACAGCTGATCCACGACGACCGAACCGTGGCCCGTAAATTTTTTGATACGCTGAAAAATTTGGTTCAGACCATCAAGGAAAAGCTGGGCCGGGCGGAGCCTACCCTGGAGCGGGCGGAAAAGCTGTGGAGAGACGCCTTCCGGGAGGCCCAGCGGCAGGCGGCGGAGCTGAACGAACAAAACAACGCCGCCGGTCAGGAGACCGACGGCGGGACGAAATACAGCATCAAATTCGACGAGGATGGGGCCATTGCCGTCTTGGAAGGGAAGTTCGACAGTGACCGAAAGGCGGTGGAAGCGTATCTCAAAGGGTTGGTTTCTGATGAGGTGTTTTCCACGGTCTTGAGCGACGCTCAGGCGGTATATATCGGGAAAGACCTGCCCGGAGAGTATACCCGCTCTGAATATACTGAAACCCTTTTTTCCCGCCTGAAAAAAGCAAAGTTTAAGGCGGCGGGTGTCCTTGGCGACATGATCTTGATTGCGGACAATCCGCAGTTTGGAGCAGACACAGGCGGGAAGCATGGAAAGCGGGCTCAAAATGGGTGGTATTACTACGACACTCGCTTTGCTGTCCCGGTATTCAATCAGAATGGGTCCATCAATCACTATACCCCATATTCTGCCCAGCTGGTGGTCCGAAATGATGCGGACGGGAAATCCTATCTCTATGATATAAAAGAAATCAGAGGAAGTCGTCAGGCAATAGCGGCGGACGGTTTTACCGAACCCACTATGGACACCCGAGCTTCCTCTGCTGAGGATATTATATCCCAAACCGGGGAGGAAGGCAACACTAAGTTTTCCCTGAAAGACACCACCCCGGAGGCGGAGGCGGACCGGCTTCGGGAGCTGAACGAATACCTCAGAGCCCAGATGAAGCGGACCCCCGCCCCCAAGACGGACACCAAGGCGGTGCAGAGTGCGGCAAAGGCCGTTTTGTCGGAGTACGCATCCGGGTATGACGGCGGGGCGTTGTCCGGGCGGCTTCAGGCCATGTACGACCATATGGCCGCCGGTGTGGACGGGCATGGGGCGGAGCTGACATATGAAAGCCTGCGGCGGGAGGCCGTGGACGTGGCGGCGGACGTGCTCCGGGAGGCGGTGCGGCAGGGGAATCCCCTCTATGACGATTACAACAGCCTGCGCTCGTATCTGCGGGAAGTGAAACTCAACGTGCCCCGGAGCATGTGGGCCGATTTGGACATGGCGGGGGGCTATCAGCAGTTCAAGAAGGACAACGCCGGGCGGCTTAAACTCTCGGTGGCCGATGGGCAGGCCGTGGACACGGTTTACAAAGAGCTGTCCGCCAAGTGGCCGGAGTTCTTCGACGAGACCCGGCAGGCCAACCCCGCCGACCAACTTCTCCAGATTGCCGACGTGCTGGACGGCCTGGAGCCGGTATATGAGAGCGCCTTCACAGGCCCGGAGGCGGAGGGAGCGGTGGAATACCTGGCAGCCGACCTCATCGAGCGGTTCTATGAACTGCCCCAGCAGGCCCCCACCTTTGCGGACCGGCAGGAACAAAAACTCACGGCACAGAAGATCCACGACAACAAGAAGCTGGAGCGGCTTCGGAAGGAGAAAAACGCCCGCATCGAGGAGATCCGGCGTCAGGGCCGGGAGCGGGTACAGGATGCGGTCAGCCGGGAGCGGTCCAGGGGAGAGGAGCGGGTGACCCGGATCAAGGAGCACTACGCCGAGATCCGGCAGGGACAGCGGGAGAGACGAGCGGATTCCAAGGCCAGGTCCCGTCTGCTGGAGATTGCCAAGCGTCTGCAAAACAAGAAGATGCCCGAGGCCAACCGGGCGCTTCTGAACCAATACATCGGAGAGCTGGACACCACGGCAAAGAGCATGACGGGCCAGACCATCACGAAGCTGTCTGACTTGAAGGCGTGGTATGAGACCCAGAAGCGCACCGACCCGGACTTTATTTCGGACCCGGCCACGGAGGCCAAGATCGCCAGGCTGGAAAAAGTCTCCGTTGACACTCTGTCCCCGGCCCAGGTGGCCGAGCTGACGGAAATCCTGCTGAACATTGAGAACGAGATGCGGACCAAGGACAGGCTGATTGACGAGGAGGACCGGCGGGACATTTACCACATGGGCGAGGCGGTCATTTCGGACGTGGAGGCCGCACGGGGGAGCAAGGGCGGCGTGATGGACAAGTTCATCGTGACCGAGACCCTTTCCCCGGTGCGGGAAATGAAGCGTCTGACGGGGTATGTGGAAGCAGACCCCCTCCTCCGTGTGACAAACGCCTTGGCCGACGGCCAGCGGGCGATGCTGGATTACCAGATGCGGGCGGAAAAGCCCTTCCAAAGTTTTGCGGAGGACAAGCCCTTCCGCAAGACCTTCTCCGGGGCCAAGGCCGAGACCATCCAAATTACCGGCATGGCGAAGGGCGGACCTGTCACGGTGGAGATCACCCCAGCTATGCGGACGGCCCTCTATCTCCACAGCCTGAACGACCAAAACCTCCGGCACATCCGGGACGGCGGGATCACCGTGCCCGACATGGCGCTCTATCGGAAGGGGAATCTGGCGGAAGCCTACGCCAGGGGGACCACCGTCAAACTGACACCCTCCCAGGTGCGGAGCATCACGGCGGGAATGACGGCTCAGGAACGGGCCTTTGCTCGGAGGGCCCACGACTATTACAACGGCATGAGCCGGGAGGCCATCAATCAGGTGTCCGAAAAGCTCAAGGGGTACTCCCTGGCCCAGGTGGAGAACTATTTTCCCATTCAGACCGACACCAGCTTCACCAAGAGCGACTTTGAGAGCATCAAGTTCGACGGCTCCATCGAGGGGATGGGCTTTCTGAAGGAGCGGGTGAACGCCGCAAATCCCATTCTCCTGCGGGACGTGGACGCCGTGGTGGAGCAGAGCATCCGCCAGCACGGGAAGTACGTGGGGATGGCGGTCCCGGTGCGCAACTTCAACAAGATCTGGGGCGTGACCACTGGGAGCTTCAACGAGGACGGAAGCCGGAACGCCTTCGAGAGCAGTGTCCAGAAAGCGATCAAGCGCAAGTGGGGCGAAACGGGCTTCAACTACGTGGAGAAGATGATGGCCGACCTCCAGGGCGGCACGGCCCCGAAAAACAACTGGGCCAAGGCGCTGGGGCGGGTGCGGAGCAACTACGCCGGAGCGGTGCTGACGCTGAATCTGTCCGTGGCGATGAAGCAGGCGGCCAGCTACCCCACGGCGGCGGCGGTGCTGGGCTGGACGCCACTGGTCCGGGCGATGGCGGACAATGGCCCGGTGGACCTGGATCTCATCGCCAAGTATACCCCCCTCCAGTGGTACAGAAGCCAGGGCTTTTCCACCAAGGAGCTGGGCGACATGAAGAGCCAGAACCGACAGCTCCCGGCGGTGCTGAACTGGGTCCAGGGGGTGGATCTGCTGACCACCCGGAAGCTCTGGAAGGCGTCGGAATACTACGTGCGGTACAACGACAAGACGCTGAACCGAGGGACGGACGCCTATTACCGGGCAGTGGCGGAGGTGTATAACCGGGTCATCGAGGAGACCCAGCCCAACTATACCACCATGCAACGTCCCCAACTCCTGCGGAGCGACGATTCCCTGATGGCGAACCTCGCTATGTTCAAGACCCAGCCCTTTCAGAACTTCAATATCCTGTATGATGCGGCGGCGGAATATGCGGCGAAACGCCGGAGCGGCAGTCCGGCCCAGGTGAAGACGGCCCGGAAAAACCTGGGCCGGGCGGTGACGAGCCAGCTTGCCCAGCTTGCCGTATTTGCCGGCATGACGATGGCCTGGGCCCTATTCCGGGGCAAGAAGGACAAGTACGAGGACGAGGAGGGGGAGATGAGCGTCGAATCTCTCCTCAAGGCGATGGGGAAAGACATGGTGAGCGGGCTGTTTGCCGAGGTCCCCTTCGGGGCCGATGCCTGGGAACTCCTGAGCAGTCAGATGTTTGGGGACCCATACTACGGCATGGATGCGGTGACGGTGACGGCCCTCACGGATACCTTGCAGTCCTTCTCCGGCCTGTCCGAGCTGGTGGGGCGGCTGGTGAAGAACGCCGCCGCCGGGGAGGAGATCGGCTGGAACGCCGCCCGGCTGGAACTGGACGGGTATCTGGACGACATCAGCAAGGCGGTGGGGGTCCCCTACGAAAATATCATGAATCTGTTTAATGCCGTCTACCGGCAGGTCAGCGTGAAGATCAGCGGGAAGTATCTGGGGGAATATCAGGCCCTCAAGCTGACAGAGGACCCAGAAAAGCACTCCGCAGATTATTACAACGTGCTTTACGCCGCCTACCGGGGGGACGCCGGGGCCTATGAGGAAATCTACGCCGATATGGTCCAGAGCGGCAGTTTCCCGGAGGAGAAGATCAAGAGCGCTATGGAGAAACGGATGAAGAATGACCAGGGCGTGGAGAGCGTTCAAGATCTTGAGAGCCGCTATTTGTCGCCGGAGCAGAAGGAGCAGTACGACAAAGTGGAGCGGGCCATAAGCGGGACGCAGGTATACCGCCGGGCCAGTGAGGAACAGCGGGAGCGGGCGGAGGACCGGCTTTACGGCTACGTGACCGGGGAGAAGGCCCTGACCGAAAAGCTGGAGGAGCTGGACAAGGCCGGGATCACGCCGGAGGAATACCTGCTTTACAAGCTGGCCTGCGAGGTCGTCAGCGAGGACGGCAACGACAGCACCAGTCAGGCCGAAGCAGAGGCGGCGATCAAGCTCTTGACCGGCCTCACGAGCCGGGAGCGGGCGGCGCTGTGGCAGAGCACAAATAAGGGCTGGAAGTCGGAAAGTAATCCCTGGGGATAAAAGTGGCGTCGCAATCCCACTTTGCCCCTGGTATGCTTGTGGAAACAGGAGGACAATTTAAATTGGAGGGAATGAGATGGAAAACCTTGCGAACGTGAAAAATGGAGTGCTGGCGGCGCTGTCCTTTGTCTTTGGGGCGGTCACTCAGGCTTTGGGCGGCTGGGACGTGGCGCTCCAGGTGTTGATTGGCTGTATGTCCGTGGACTACATAACTGGCCTCGTGGTGGCCGCCGTCTTCCAAAAGTCCAACAAGAGCGAAAGCGGGGCCCTGGAGAGCCGTGCGGGCTTCAAAGGGCTGTGCCGGAAGGGCGGGGTGCTGTGCCTGGTGTTTGTGGCGGCGATGCTGGATTCGGCGCTGGGTGTGACCTACGTGCGCCCGGCGGTGTGCTTCTTCTTCATCGCCAACGAGGCGTTGAGCATCCTGGAAAATCTGGGGCTTATGGGGGTGCCCTATCCCCAGAACTTCAAGAATATGCTTCAAGCGCTCAAGGATAAGAATGACGGGGATTTGAAAGGGGACGGCCAAAATGGGTAAAGTGCACAATTACCAGAAAATGGTACGGGGGGGGGT